TTGCTGGTTCGTCCAGTGTATTCGCCATTAAAGGCGTTATATTGGCGCAATGTTATTGTGTATTCGTCGTTTAAGGGGTCACATTCATAGCTAACGGATGTGTCGGCGGCATCATAGTCTTCCAGGCAATCATTGTTTTTATCACAGATAGTATATTTATGATTATATTTGCGGTCCGCATTATCGTCCCCAGTGTCTGTAATAGATATCCACATGTTGGCATAAGGTTCGATGACACCCGTGTAGGGTTTTAGGAATTTATAGGAATATAAATCGCTGGCATTGGGTAGGAAATAGGATAATACATCATAACCGTCGCGATTCGTCGTAAATCGTAAATCGTATTGATTATAGAAATCCGTATAGGCGTCATCATCTTCGTCTAGATAGGTGGGAAAGGCGGTCGGTCGATTTGTTTTCTCGGGGATTTTGGCGTTGTTTTCGTTGTTTTCGTTGTTTCCGTTGTTTTCAGTTATATCGTTATTCGTTAGCGGATGAATCGTGTTTTCTACAAGTGTCAAGGGGTCGCCGTTTTGATTCCTGTTTACCAAGAGCGATATATTAAACGGCAATGCGGCAATAAAGAGTAAGCCAAACAAGAGAACACACATATACCGTTTATCTTTACGGAATGCGCCAAATATTGATTCGGTAAATAAACGCAAATTGGTTTCTTTTACTCTAGATGTTTCTAAAATGTCATCATTTTCATCCTTTTCATGTTTTTCATTGTCATTGGTAAAAGCTCCGTAATTCATTATCTTATAATAATTAGACATATATTTTTCTATTTTGTCAATTTTATTTTATAATTATAATATAATAATGAGTACAAATTATGATGTTTCAGGAACAGACCTAGAGGATATATTTCAAATATATTATAGTAAGCAGGCGAGCACTACAAATTACAGTGTAAATGGTTCTGATTTAAATACTTTTTTTGAAAAAATCGGCGGCGGAACTACCGCAGATACTACCGATTATACCGTTGAATACTTGGATACTACTAGTTCAATACTTGAAACGTTAGTATATATTGATTTAAACACTGTTTTTGCTGGAAAAACATATACTATAACGAATAGTTCTACCTATGCAGAAGTAGTAAATACCGATTCTACAAAATACATTGTCCTGTGTTTCGGTAGCAAAACATCAAACACCGCCTCTATTTTAAATTATATTACATTTAATACGACAACCACGGTGAATTACTGGATTGTGGGGGGAGGTGGCGGTGGAGGTGGTACAACTACCACTACAATTGGTGGAGCAGGTGGTGGAAGTGGTGGAAGTATAGTAACAGGTTCTTTTAGTGCGGCAGCAAACTCGAGTTATTATATTCATACTGGTAAGGGCGGAAGTGCAAATTTTGTTGGTAATGATGGAGACGCATCTTATATAATTACGAGTTCAAATTATAATAATAATACTTCTACTTACGTTGGTTATGCCGCAGGTGGTAAAGGCGGAGAAGCTGGAAAAGACTCTTTCAATATTTATAGCGGCAGCGGTGGTGCAGCATCCACTTATAATGGAACTACGAATATAGGCAAAGGTGGTAATGGAGCGGATAGTTCTGGTGTAGCAACAGATGGTAATGATGGGAAAAATATGTCTTCCGTGGTGTCTATTACTTTGTCCAACTATGGACCTCGTTATGGTGGTGGCGGCGGAGGTGGAGGTACCAGTGGGTCAACTAGCTCTGGTAAACGTACCGGAGGTATAGGAGGTGGCTCTGGTATAGGAGGCGATGGTGGAACTTATGATGGAACAGAAAAAGGTGGAGACGGAACGATGATGACTGGTTCAGGTGGTGGTGGTGCCGCAAAATCTGCTACATCATCCGCCTCTAGATCCGGTGGAGACGGCGGTTCAGGAATTGTTATTTTATGGTTTACCTATTACTCAACATCGTCATCCAGTGGTTCCTCTGCAAATCCAACTCTTACAACTATTTGAGCGAGTAAGCGATTGTCATTACTAAACAAACGATGTACCATGTACGAATAAATAATTTTGTTGGATTTTTGTAAAATACTATTTTGAATTTTGGTAAAATAGTATTTTGATTCGAATCAACGGGTGTATACTTAGGTAGCATATAAGAGTCCCGCATTGCCGCCCACAAATATCACCATATTCACGCGTTCTTCGATTAAATACATGTTAAAGTTGTAGTCATAAATGCGCCAAGTTGGCTTATTAATACCGACAATATCACCTGTTGCTGGGTCGCAAATCGTTAGCACCTGTGCATAGGGGTCCACTGGTGGGGAAATGGTCGTAAACTCAAACTGTACATTCGTAAATCTGCTCATATTCATTGCTCCTGACGGCTGTATTACAAATGGATTGGTATCTAAACAGAAATTATAACAATACAAACCATTCGGCGCGTTTCCAGCGGTTCGCACATATTTTTCCACAAAATTATATACTCCGGCAGGTAATATGTTTTCTCTATATTGCCCATCCAATAATATACCCAATGCTACCAGAATAAATTTAATATTTTGCGGATTATATACACCCGTCGTGTAGAGACCACTTAACGTGCCATCCGGGTTTAAACCGGGACCCAATAAAGGCGGCCCAGCAGGGTCTGGATTCGGCACATCGCCAGCAGTGGAACCAGGAGTCACGTCTTGCGGCATATAGTTATACGGCCAGTTCGTATAATTGGACCATTGGTTGCGCAAATTTGCATCGCTTCTTTGAAAATAAAACATCCAACTAATCACCATACCCAGAGAGTCCAAATTGATTTTATTTTGGCCGGTCACATTGTAGAACGGTTTTTCGTAAACCTGCTTGAATAAATATTTTTGTTCGTTTTTCGCAAAAATTTCGGCTTCATCGTTGGAAAGGAAACAATACGTGCAGTTTAGATTAATATCCGCGTTCCACAGGGTTCTCGTATCCGTATACGAAGTGGGTCCTAATGTTTCGTCTGGTGGGGTTTGTAGAAATCTATAAAATTGCATATAATATTGGTTAAAATTGGGTGCGACGACTGGGAAATTATTGGTATAATCCATCACGTCGCGTATGGTGAACCACTCATTGAGAGGTCTGAATGAGACGTTGATTTGCAGTTCGTTATACTGGAGTGCGACGAGGGGGAAGGCCTGGGTGGACACTAAATTAAACCAGGCGCCGAGTGGAATATATAAGGTGCGACCGGCGATCGATGGCTGCGCCCCTGCTGGACTCGTGGTATAATACGCATTAGGATACGAGTTGACGCGTGCACCGTAATTGGCAGGGTCGTTTATTTCTGGCACATTTCCTATCATTTCGTTAAATAATGCCAATTTTTGGCCGCTAAAGTCGCGTTGGGCAGAGGCCAATATGTATTGCCCTGAATATTGTTGCAATTGTTGGTTGCCGCAGTTGATGGTGATGCGGCTTATTATTTGGGCGCCTAGATTGTCTATCCATTGGAACTCGTAGGGTGCCCAATTCGTGTAGCCGGTTGAGCCGTCTGGATTGGTATATTCTTGTGGCGGAAGAATGGGTGACCATATGTTGGGCAAATTTATAGAAATATAACAGTCCATAAGCATATCTCCAAAGCGACGAATTTTAAAGCTAAATGTGGATTCGGTGGTTAAATTTAATGTAGGCGTTCCGTCATAATCAAGTCTGAATGTTTGCTTACCATAATTGGTGTACTTTTTATAGGTTGCCTTCCAAAAAGTCTTGCTGGGATTGCCATTGAGAATTATATTTTGCTGAGATTGGCTTACAAGTTGCATTAATCCACCAGCCATATTGTTGGTATAATATAGGTGAATTTTTTAATTCTTTATTTCATCATAATATAATTTTATACAAATAAATTATATTATTTTCGACTCTTCCTGCTTTTGCAAACCTTCCTGCTTTTGCGAGTCTTTCTGCGAGTCTTCTTACTCTTCCTCTTACTCTTCCTCTTACTCTTCTTACGACCCCCTATTTTTATTTTTATTTCTGGTTCAGAGTCTTTTGGTTCAGGGT